ACAAAATTTAGCAACTGAGTTCAAGACAGCAACAGCAAATATGGGAACCTTCGCACAGAAAGTACCTGTAAGTTTTAGTGCTGATATGGCAAGTTCTGTTGCTGAAGCAAAGAAGACTATTGAGGATATCGAAAAGACAATACCAGAAGAAGACTTATTTGTAATGGAACAAACATTAGGTTCATTCTTTAGTGATCCCACAGGCGCAAATCAAGCGGAGGTATAGATGCCAGGTGTGCATAGACATGGTGATGCAAGGCAGTGTGGAGCAACGACCGTTGTCTCTAACCAGGACAGCGTATTTGCAAATGGTAAACTGATAGCAGTTCAAGGAGATCAAAATACACATGGTGCAGGTGCGTTGAATGCATCAATAAACCCAGGCACAGTTTTTATAAATGATTTAGAGTTAGTGGTAAATGGTAGTACAGCCGCTGTTGATGGTAGCGGTCACCTATCTACAGCATCAGCATCAGAGGGAAGTACTAATGTATTTGCTTTCTAAAAGAAAAGTATTGGTATCGCTTAGAGTCTTTTACTATATGCCAGACTATCGTGATATCATACAAGAGTTCATGTGGCAAACTGAAGATCATAAACCTAAATATCCAAGAGTAAACAGATTTTTAAATTATTGGAAAGAAAACATTGATGCAGTTATCGCTGATGTAGAAATGGCAGAAATACAAAGAAAGCCAAAATATAGATCAGTAGATGATATCTTTAGATTCTAATATAAATAAAAAGAAAAAGAGTAGTCACTATGCCAGCATATAAATCAGGTGCTTCATCACCAAGACGTAAGGAAGTAATTTATAAAGACTTAGGTCTTTCATTTGTCTCACATCCTGTTACAAAAAGGTTGAAGGTTCTTGAGAATGAGGAGGCTATTAAAAGAGCGGTAAAAAATGTTGTCTTGACTAATCAAGGTGAGAGATTTTACAATCCTTTATTTGGTGGTAATGTAACTGCCTATCTCTTTGAAAATTTTGATTTCTTAACAGAGTTCAATATTAAAAAATCAATAACAAAAAGTTTAGATATATATGAACCAAGAGTTGATGTTGAAGAAGTAAGAGTAAAAACAAATGATGATGGTAATTCGATGGAGGTGACCATTATCTTTACTATACTTGCAACCAATCAAGTTTCAGACACAACCTTTACTATCGAAAGAGTCCGATAATGGCAGCCAATAACGCAATACGAGTTTCAGATATAAATTTCGACCAGATTAAAAATAATTTAAAATCTTTTTTATCTGACCAAAACGAATTTTCTGATTATGACTTTGAAAGTTCAAGTTTATCTGTTTTATTAGACCTTCTCGCATACAACACATATCATAATGCTTTCTATCTAAACATGGTTGGAAACGAAATGTTTCTTGACTCAGCACTCTTGAGAAATAGTGTTGTATCGCGCGCAAAACAATTGAACTATGTACCTCGCTCTGCTCGTGGTGCAACTGCTACAGTCAGTGTGTCAGTTGACCCACCAGGATCACCAACGTTCTTTACGGTCGCTGCCAATACTAAATTTACGACAAGCATCGATGGTGAGTCATATACATTTGTTACCTCAGATGCCACAGCCCTCTCACCATCATCTAATGGTACATTTTCTGGGTCGTTAAATTTGGTAGAAGGCGAACCATTACAACAAAGATTTTCTGTGAACTCTTCTAGTCCTGTCAGATATATCTTGCCTAACGACAATGTGGATACGACAAGTTTTACTGTTCGCATTCAAGAGTCATCTTCTAATACATCAATTTCCACCTACAATCTAAACACAGATATTTCTGCTGCAAACTCTATTTCACAAATTTACTTCGTGCAAGAAAATGAAGACAATAAGTATGAAGTATATTTTGGTGATAGCATCTTTGGTAAAAAACCTAAAGATGGTAATATCGTAATCATTGATTATCGTGTTGTCAATGGTTCTACAGTGAATGGTGCTAATAACTTCTCAGGCGACTTTACAGTAACTACAACAGCCGCAGCACAGGGTGGCGCGTTCCAAGAGTCTATTGAGTCAATCAAATATAATGCACCGTTTAAGTTCCAAGCACAGGATAGACTTGTTACATCAACAGACTTTAAGAATATCATTCTAGCAGAGAATGGTGATATCCAAGCAATTAATGTCTGGGGTGGTGAAGAAAACTCTCCACCAGTATACGGAAAAGTATATATTAGTGTCAAACCAAAAAGTGGTTCTGTCATTTCTGCTACACGCAAAAGCACATTACAAACGACACTAAATGACCGCAGCATTGTGTCGGTAGAAACTGAGTTCGTAGATGCAACCTATCTGTATATCAACCCTGCTATCACAGTTCGCTATGATCCAAAGACAACATCACTATCTGCTTCTGAGTTGAATACAAAAGTGCAGAACTCCCTCATCTCATACGAGAACAACAATCTTGGCACCTTCGATAATAAGTTCTATGTGTCAAATCTCACAGAGACTTTGAAGGCAGCCGATAATAGTCTTGTGTCGGCAGATGTTGCTTTCACGATTGAGAAGAGATTTGTTCCTACAACAAATGCAATCAATACATATCAGTTGCAGTTCAATAATGCTATTCATCACCCACATGATGGTCATCTTGGTGCAGTGTCATCAACAGGATTTACGATTGGTGGTGAGACAGTATATCTAGAAGATGATGGTGTTGGTAATCTTCGCACCTTCATTCTAGTAACTGGTAATAAGATTACAAGGAACAAGAACTTTGGCACCGTTGATTATGAGTCTGGTCTTGTCACTATCTTCAATACATCAATCACAGCATATGAAGGCAGTGCTATCTCTGTCAAGGTAAAACCAAAAGAAAGCAATATCTTCGGTGTGCGTAATGAGATTCTACTTGTATCTGGCGCGAGTGTTACAACAGTAGATAATGATACAAACAATACAACGTCTACAGTTGGTTCTATTGGTACAGATGGTACAACAACTACAGTTCTTACTGATAATGCAATTGCTAACTTCGGTGTATCAGCCGTAGCTACTCTGTCAAAGAGTTCTTCGGGCAGCACAACAGTCGGCACAACTACAACATCATCAATTAGCGGTTCATCTTACTAATGGCTACTGATAAGAAAACATCTATTCTAGTATCAGAACAGTTACCTGACTTTGTTCGTGAAGAAGGACCAAAGTTACAGCGGTTCATTGAGGCTTACTATGAGTTTCTAGAGCAAAATGGTGGTGCTATTGATGGTATCAAAAACTTGTTATCATATCAAGACATTGATACTACGACAGATAGTTTTCTACAATACTTTCGTGAAGAGATTTACAAGAACGTTCCTGATAGCGCATTGATCGACAAGCGACTACTCGCTAAACATATTCGCAGTATGTATCGTGCGAAAGGCACAGAGAAATCATATAACTTTCTATTTCGCGCACTCTACAATGAAGACGTAGACTTTACATATCCTGGTGACTTTATGCTTCGCACATCTGATGGCAGATGGTCAGCGGAGAAGTATATTCGTGTCACAGGTCTTAGTGGCCTAGATGCATCTAATATTGAGGGTCAGGTTGTCACAGGTAACTCGTCTTCCGCATACGCGCGCGTGGAGAAAGTTGATAGAATTGTTGAGAGTGGTGTCACTATCACTGAGTTGTATCTAGACAGTATCGTAGGTACATTTTCTAACACAGAGACTATCACCTCAGATGTAACATCTATCACAGGTCAGATTACTGTGACAGGCGGCGCAGCATTACAAGAGAAGGCTGGTCGATATCTTGGCACACAAGGTCAACTCAGTTCTGACCAGCGACTACAAGACAGTTTATATTATCAAGATTATAGTTATGTGCTTCGCTCATCTCAGTTTGTTGAGAGATACAGAGAGACAGTCCTTGAGTTATTACACCCTGCTGGTACTAAATTGTTTGGTGAAACAACTATCATTTCACCCTTCAGTGTACGGTCATCAACAGATGATGTTCTGGTGGCAAATGATGTTGAGTTCACACTATCTACAGAGCAACAGATTAGTAATGTGGAGAGTGTGATTGTTGGACCAGACCTTCGTGGTGTTGGTCAGTTGTTTATTCCTGGTGCTGCTGCTACAAATACGATTGCTAAACTATTAGC